GTCTGTCGCGGTAATCATATACCGGTTTTGGTCCAAACCAAGATGAGCGTCGTCTGTGCCTGCAATAGGAAAACCGTTTTGTCCGGGAATAATTCTGCCGTTAAGAGGGAGAAAATCCCAAGGCGCGTTCCAGTGGCCCGGATTGCTTGCCGAATTCGGGAAATACAAATATCCACTTGTGGCTCCAAACCAAGGATAAAAACCAGCAGGGTCGGCAAACGTTGGCGTCGTCACGGTCTGCCCACTTCCGGGCACAGGAGTCTGAGGCGTAAACATCATCTGCGCCAAGCTCCACTGGTCGTCACCAGCACAAGTGAGCTGATAGACTGGATGACCAGCGCAGACGATGTACATGACGTTTCGATTTTGAGCGACTTGAATCTTAGGAACATCCGTGATGCTATAAGGCGTCGGAATCTCAAAAACCTGCCCCATCAACGGATACCAATTCACTGCATTGGGAGGCACGACGTTCATTCCAGGAGCCACAGCATAATAGTAGGCCCCGTTATAGCTGACCATGTTACCAATGACATACGCCTGGGTGGCGCTCCAAGGCGTGGCATCCGTGGCCTGAATCTGTACGCCATTGCGATACACACGCATGTAATTCTGGCCGAACTCTAAGACGTAGGAGAAAAAATTGCTGAACACAAATGAAATCAGCCGGATACGTCCGGCTGAACTGTTCTTGACCGGCGCCACCATAACGGTGCCCGGTCGATTCGTGAATCCACCCTGGCGCATGATGTAGCCGTTGCGCGCCGTCTTGAGGCCCTTCACATGCTGCGGAGCGTCTACCCTGGCCCACATAGCCGGGGTAAGCTCACCAGCCTCAAAGGACCGCTGCGATAAAGAGCCATCATAAGGGGGCATATTTTAATTCCCGATGATGACCGACGTAGGGGCAGGAAACCATCCTGCTCCCCCGTGGTGTCGATGCTCCGGCCCCCGCGTGTCGATGAACTCTCCATCGCGCACCGGGTCGTCAACTTCCTCATTGGCTGCGTGCATGGCAGCCGTGGCAATGGCCTGGTTGTACTGAGCCGCGGCCTTGTCCCCAAGCTTGTAGGGGTCGCCGCCAGTGAGCTTTGGCGCCATATAGGCCGCCAATTTGAACACCAGGGCCCGGACAAAATCAGCCGGGAAGTCTGCCACAATGTGCCAGTCCCCGGTGAACTCGACGTAAAGGTCAGGCTGGTCGGCCAGGATGACCTCAATCATCTCCTGGGGCTGCGTGGGGGGCATCGGGGGAGGCATGACGAACACGCCGGGGCCAACCTGGGGCCCCAAGGCCGGCAGAGGCGGTGCAGGCATCAACTCAAGGTCCCCAGGCCCGGTGGGCGCGGGGATGCGGGCAATCTTGTACTTCTGCCGACTCTGCGCGTCGTCGTTCCGGTTGTAACCATAGCCCGAGAATAGACGCCGGACCGCCACGCAATGCCGCGGATAGGCGTAAACAAATCGCCTCTCCAAGGAGTAATGATGACTCACCAGGACAAGCTTCTGTTGGAATGTGGCAAAGGGCCAAGGAAAGTCCCTCAAGATTTCTAGGAGAGACTGCTCATAGTAAATCTTGGCCGTCGACGCCACCGTGCCCTGGTCCTGCTCATAGTTGACCACAGACATATGCGACCCAAGCTGGGCCGCTGCCATGTTCACAACGTTAGATGGGACCAGGGCGCCCATCTTAGATGACCTCTTGCGAACTCTGCTTCTTCAGCTTAGAGCTTTTCTCGTTCTCTCCCGCGCTAGAACCAGGCTCTACCTCTGCATTGACGCCAGTCTTGGCGCGTTCCACCATCGCCGTGCCACCAGCGTTGGGCACAGATTCGGTGTCCGTCTGCTCTTCGCGGCCCAGGGCCCTCAAATCCTCACGGGCTTGAGCCTGCCTGAGCGAAGTCTTGTCGTTGTCAACGACCTTCTGCATCCAGCCGCCGCGCTTCTTGTGGTCAGCGAAAAACGTATCGGCGGTAAGAGCGACCCCGTTCTGGTCAATCTTCACCGTGCCGTCGCTCTCCTTCATGTCCACCAGAACGAAGATGCTCCCTGGGCGATGATACTGGCCGCCATAGTAACCGGCTGCAGTGGCCTTGACTTTAATCGCGGGCATACAATCCTCCGTTTAAAAACCATCGGGCGGACCCCTAACAGGGCCCGCCCTCTGGTCGGTTTTCTTACTGGTTCTGGATGACCCAACCGCTTTGGTAGAAAATGTCATCGGCAGGGATGCTGTTGCTCGGCTGAATCCAAGCCGACACGCCCAGGGTGGCAGTCCCGGTCCCGCTCGTCAGGACGAACTTCAGGCCTGAATAGAGCAGGAAGCCCAGGGTCGGGCCGGTCAGGGGCAACACGAAATAGGTGCCGACCGTGACGGTTTTGGGGATGGTCAACGTGGCCAGGATGACGGGGGCGTTGGTCATGGTGGCGTCCAGGTCGGTCAGGAAGTTCACAATGTAGCTGGCAGTAGCGGTGACGTCACCGGGGAGCGCAGTCACCTGGAGAACGAGCGACTGCGGCTCGCCCACCAAGGGCTGCACGTTCTGCTGGCTGCCGCTGGGAGTGTAGCCCAGGTTGTGGCAGATAGCAGCGGTCGAGTAGCTGGTGCCAGCGGCCAAGGTTTGCGCGTTCAGGTTCGCGGGCTGGCCGCCGGGAAAGCCATTGTTCGGGAGGGAGCCGCTGTAGAAGTTCGCGGCATCAATTCCAATGCTCATGGTTGCCTCAAAGAATTCGTTGAAAGGATTCCCCCAGGAGCGGGGCGCTCCTGGGGGTAGACCCTAGTTCAGGCTTAGACCACCCGGCTCTCGGTCAGCAAGAGCTGGTCGCAAACCCGGATGGGGATGCCGCGGAACACCATCGTGTTCACGCCGTCCACGACCTCGTACTTCAACTGGCCGCCAGACAGCACGGCGTCGCGGGTCTGGACGTCCAGCATCTCAGCGATGGTCCGGTTGACGTAGAACGCCGGGCGCCCGCTGTTGATGTTCGGGATGTGGTGCGTGGCCCGAATCATGCCGTCCAGCAGGTCAGCTCCCTGCTTGGCAAGCAGCGTCGGCATGTCGATGTTCGCCATGCGGACGGCGTAGCGCCAATCCTGAACGAACAGGCCATGCTGCCAGCACCAGTGCTCGCGATAGACCTCTTGCAGGCCAGTGTTGGTGTCGCTGAAGGTGCCGGTGTTGATGGACTGCAAGCTCTGGATGCCCAGGTCACGGTGCTCAATGCCAGCCTTGGAGCCCTGGGGGAAGAAGCAGGTGATGGCATCGGGCTTCCAGGTGATCAGCCAAATGCTGGCATTGGTGCCAGCCGTGCCGCCCATGTCCAGAATGTTCTGAGCGTTGCCAGCCTCCAGGCTGTTGTAGCGGCTGCTCAGGCCCTCAAAGGCCGTGGGGTTGGCGCGGGACCCGTAGAACACGTTGCGGGCGAAGGTCTGGTTGAAGCTCTCAAGTTGCTGCTGGCTCTTCCTCACGCGCAGAGCGGCAACCTGAGACGGACCGCCGACTTCAGCAAGCCGCGCATCCACCTGAGTGTAGGCCTCCAAGCGGGCCGAGCTTTCAGTGATGGGCATGCTGGAACCGTTGGACACCGGCACGAACTGATTGTAGCCCGTATAGAAGCTCTCGGGCAGGCCGGTTTCAACCTCGCCCATGTGACCCAGGGGCATGTTGCTCTCAATCCAACCGGCGTCAGCGATGATGCCGTTCTGCTGGGAAAGCAGGTTTGCCACAAGGGTCTGAATCTTGTGGTCAGGACCCAGCATGTTCGTGAGCTGGGTCAGGGTGAACACGTTGGAATTAGCGATGACGGGCATAGTGCCCCTCCTTAGCTTTTGGGTTTACCGCTCTCGGTATAAAGAGCTTCTTGCCAGCCTTTAGGGCTGGAATCGACTTCTTTACCCTTTGAGGGCGGAATGACGGGCCGACCATCAACATAGTCGGGCGGCTGAACCATGACCTTGTAAGCACGCAGTCCTGCGCGAATCAACATGGGCATGTCAGCCAAGCCGTGCTTTTGCAGATGCTCCAAGTCGGCGTCAGTGAAGAGCTGCTTGGCACCGAGCTTGGCATGCTCAAGATTGGCCTTCACAATATCGTCAGAGCCACCGATTTCCGGGTCCTGGCGAATTGCAGCGAAGAATCCAAGCTGAGTGGCCTTGAACCGCTCTTGCTGTTGAACCACAGAATCATGCTGTAGCTGCAGCAACGCAGCGCCCTGAGCCTGGCTCAGACCGTGCGACTTGGAAAAAGCCTGAATGTTCTCCACAGCCTGGGGAGTGAGCGGGGAGCCTTGAGGGGCTTCGAGCTTCACTTCAGGAGCGGGTTGAGGGTTAGGCGGCGTCACCGTAGCGGGTGCGGCAGGAGGCGCAGCAGTTTTGACGGCGGCAACGGCAGCAACGGCAGCCGCTTTCAACTCGTCCGTGGGATTGGCTTGCCAAGCCTCCGTTGCCTTGATAGCGGCATCATGGAGGGCAAGGACGTCGGGGCCTACAGGGGCAGGCGCCGGTGCAGGTGCAGGGGCAGGCGCCGGTGCAGGGGCAGGCGCCGGTGCAGGGGCAGGTGCAGGTGCAGGTGCAGGTGCAGGTGCAGGTGCAGGTGCAGGTGCAGGTGCAGGCGCAGGGGCGGGCGCAGGCGGGGCAGACTTGGGGAACATCGCAGCTTCCCAATCACCGGGCAGGACTGGTTCAGGCATCACCCTTCTCCTTTTTGAGGTCAACCCAGGCGTATCTCACGTTCTCAAAGGTGCCCCTGGGCTGGCCTTCAAGCATATTCCAAAGCATCTTACCAACCTCTTGCCGCCCAAGTCTGAAATTCGTCAGCGACCCATTGGTATCAAACGCCACACCCATCGGGTCAGTCTCAGTCAAGAGCCAGGAATAAAACCGCATGAACGCTGGCTGCTTCAAAAGCTGATTTAGGTCAATCTTGAGTTGACGTTCAGCCTCAGCTATTGCCTTGGCTTGGGCCTCGATTGCTTCAGGTGTAGACGCATTCTTGACGGCCATTAAAAAACCTCTTAGAAGGTGCGCTTGCCGACCAAGATGACATCCACGTTGCCCGTGCCGCCGGAGCTAACCATCGGCTTGATCCAAGAAGTCTGTTCCATGATCTGCCAAATGCCAGAGCCCACAAGGCCTGAAAGCAGGTTCCCGAAGGCATCATGCAGAACCGAATAGTTCACGCCATCGTTGGAACCCATGATCGCCACGGTCCCTGTGCCACCGGCGATAATCACCTGCACCGACCGGTCTGACACCGAAGGAGAATAGAGCGGCGCCCCATTCTGCCCGGTAATCATGTGGGCCCAGGACCCAATGGCCGGTTCAACGACATTTCCGTTAAGATCCTCAAAAGGCCTTGGGGTGTTGCCCAGGCCATTACCAGGGCTAGGGATCGCGGTCGGCAAACCCCAGGTGCAGATCACCGACCGATTGGCGCCTTCCTGCGTGGGAGTGACCAACGCATAGGGAACATCAGGCATTGCTTCCTCCTAGACTTGTGGTTGAACCTGCTGGTCTTTGGCCTGCTGCATCATCTCAGTCAAGGCGTTGGGGTTGTTCGGATCAGTCGGTGCCGCGGCGGCCGTCTTAGCCACATCGGCTGCTTGCTGCATCTGCTGCATCTTGGCCTGCTGGGCCTGCTGCTTGGCACGCTGGGCCCTGACCTGAGCAACAACCTTCTCGTCCTTGAGAATGTGCGCCGGCAGGTTGCCCTTGTCAGCCCGCATCCGAAG